CCGTTTCAACTCTAAAAAGGCAAATCGTCATCGTCAATCGGTCGATGATCTACGTAGCCTTGCGCCTTGGGCCGCTGAACCGAAGGCTTCGCCTCTTTCACGTCGATCCCCTTGGATTTCGGCGCTACGGCGCTGATCCAGTTACCCCGGATCGTCTCGCCAGTCTGGTTGTCGTCGATTGACCATTCCATGCACTTGATGACCATCGGCTTGTTGGTCAGGCATTGCGTCAGGGTTTCGTCCGTGGGCATACCCGGCTTGCGCGTCAGCTTGCCGCCCGCGTTCGCGTCGATTGCCGCCATCATCCGGCGCGCCTTGTCGCGCTTCTTCGCGGCCTTGGCCTCGTCCTTCGAAGACGGATCATCGTCCAGCACCCACAGCTTCTGGAACACCTTGCGGTTCTTGTATGCGTCCGGTGACAGGACAGACCAGCGCAGCGACACATATTTCGCGCCGTTCTTTTCGTCCCACTTGGCTTCGTCGATCATCGCCAGCACCGACGACCCGTCCGGGATCGTCCTGCCCGATGGGATTTCGTATTCTTCGGACGCGCTCTCTGCGGCGTTGCCGCCGTCGCTCAAGTCCCAGAAACTCATGCCGCTTCTCCTTCTTCACGATCTTCGCCGGGTTCACGCGGCGCGTTGTAGCCCTTCAAGGCCGGGATGACCGCCGCAAGCGGGTTCGTGCCGTGCGGGCACTCAAGCGGCTCGGTGATGTTGTAGCGGTTCTTCGACACGTTCGACGCGCTCGCATGGCAGATCAACAGCCGGTCGCCCGTGCTGATGGCCTTTTTGCGCTCGCCGTCCTCACCCTTGGTGAACGTCTCCAACCGCAACATGGCCACCACGTCCACATCGTCCACATACGGCGCGAGGCTGTGCTTTGGGTTCAAGCGCAGGGTGTAGCGCATGTAATCGTCGCTGTCGGGAAGCCGCAGCGTTTCCGTGTCAGCGTGGGCGATAAACACCACGTTCATTCCCTTGCGCTCGTTCAGCAACCCAGCCGCCTTGCGCACCCGCTGATGCGACGCCGCAAGGGCCGTATATCCCCCGCCATAGCCCCCGTTCGCTTGGTTCATACTTGCGGCCTTTGGGTTTTTTTCCAGAACCTCCGCCGTGAACAGCCGTTCCAGCGCGGTCACGCTGTCAATCACGACCGTCTGATAATCGTGATCCTCCTGCAAAAGCGCGATCAACTGATCCCACAACTGCTTCACCGCGTCCTGCGCCTTGCCCCCGCCGATCAGCGGAAACGCATCCGGGCGGCTCGCATCCGGGATGGATTGCAACCCGTCCTCCGCACGAATGAAAATTGGCTTCGGAAACGCCGCCGCAAGGCTGGTTTTTCCCATGCCGCTGTCGCCGCAGATCGTCACGATAGGCGCGCGATCCTTCGGGCGTTCAACGGTCGATAACAGACCTGTCATGTTGTTCCTTTCCGTGTGGCCACTGGCCCTGCGCGGCGGGTTCGCGCTCCATTGCCCCGCTAGGCTTGACAGTAGGCTATGCTTGCGCGCATGGTCAATAGGCATTTTCACACACGAAGCGCAGCATGTTGACACTTGACCAGATACAGTTTCGCTTGCAGGATCGGCGCATAGATGCTGTGTCAGAAGCGACCGGCGTTCACCGAAACACCATTGCGGGCATCCGCTCCGGGCGCATCGCAAACCCGCGCTACAACACCGTCAAGGCGCTGTCCGACTATCTGACCGGCGGTGCTAACGATGCATCGTGATTTCATCGAGGCGGGCTATCGGGTGTTTCCGCTTTGGTCATTCCGGGGTGAAACATGCGAGTGTGACAATCCCCATTGCGCCGCGCCGGGCAAGCACCCCCGCGCCGCGAACTGGCAGAATACGCCGGAATGGGATGACGACCAGGTGGACGCGATGGAGGCCGCTGGGCACTTTGCAAGCGGCTATGGCGTTCTCTGCCGTGGCCTGTTGGTTGTGGACGTGGACGCGCGCAATGGTGGGCTGGAGAGCTTCGCCAAGTTGTGCGCGGTCGTCCCCGCCGTGTCGGGTGCTGGCATGGTGGTCAACACCGGGTCCGGTGGCGGATCGCGGCATATGTATTTTACCGGACCACCGGAGGGCGTGGCGCTGTTGCAGCATCACTCGGATTACCCCGGCCTTGACTTCAAGACATCTGGTTTCGTTGTCGGTCCCGGCTCCCGCCATGCCAGCGGGGCGCGTTACGAATTGGCGCTAGGCTCGCCCGATGACATTGACGCGTCTCCGCCGGAGATGCTCGACATACTGCGCCGCCCAGATCGTCACCGGGCCGAATTTGACGGGCGCACGGTGGACGTGTCACACGGCGACATCGGCGATATGCTGGCCGTGATTGATCCAGATTGCGACTATGACACGTGGATCCGCATCGGCATGGCGGTTCACCACGCCACAGGCGGCACTGGTCAATCCGTATGGGACGAGTGGTCGGCGCGCGGCGAAAAATACGACGCGAAAACAATGGACAGTCATTGGCACAGTTTCGGGCGCTGCGCCAATCCGGTCACGCTCGGAACGCTTGTGCATCATGCCGAAGCGGCGGGTTGGCAAATGCCGGTAACGTTCACTCCGGAACAGTCTCACATCCAGTTTGACGAAGCCGGCTTGCCCCCCGAAGGCCGCGCGGACGGTCTGCCGTTTGATATTTCCGGAGTTGATTTGACCGCTCCACCGGGGTTTGTCGGGACGGTTGCCAAGTGGATTGAGGACCAGTCACGCCGTCCGCGCCGCAGGATCGCCGTGGCGGGTGCGCTGATAGCGATGGGGAACGTCGCGGGCCTGCGCTACACCGACGACAAGGATGGCGTGACGGCAAACCTGTTTGCGTTCTGCGTGGCGGGATCACGGACCGGCAAGGAAGCCATTCAACAGGCGGTCGCGCAGATACACCGCGCGGTAGGCCTGGCAGGAGCGACCCACGGCGCGATCAAGTCGGAGCAGGAAATTGTCCGCAATTTGACCCGGCATCAAGCGGCGCTGTATGTGATCGACGAGATCGGCATATTTTTGCATAAGGTCAAGAACGCACAAACCAAGGGCGGGGCGCTGTATCTTGATGGCGTGATCGGGATGCTGATGGCGGCGTATTCCAAGGCCGATGGGTTTATGCTGTTGACCGGAGATGCCAAGGACGACTTGCGGGCCGTGCTGATGAAGGAAGCGGCGGGGCTTCAAAAGAAGATCGACGACGGTGCTCCCGGTCCATACGCACGCCGCAGGCTTGCACAGATACAGACCGCTCTGGACGGGCTGGATCACGGGTTGGAGCGGCCTTTCCTGTCTCTGATCGGGTTTACCACGCCGGTGACGTTTGATGAGTTGGTTGACTACCAGAGCGCCACGAACGGTTTCATCGGTCGCGCGCTGATGTTTGTGGAGCGCGAAACCGCGCCGCGCCGCAAGAAGGGATTTCGTAAAGTGCCCATGCCGGATGAAATGGCGGCGACACTGGCGCAGGTATTCAGCGGCGGTGAATACGACACGCAGGAAAGCGGGCGGGTGGAATACTACGGCCCGCGCGAGGAAATCCCCACTGACAAAAAAGCTATCGACATGCTGGAAGCGGTTGCGGATTGGCTGGATGATGAGGCAGACGCCCACAAATCTCGGACCGGCCTAGAGGCGCTGTATATCGGGGCTTATGAGCTTGTGTCCAAAGTTTCGCTTGTGTTGGCCTGCCCGGAGGGGCGCAGGACCGCAGAGCATGTCCGGTGGGCGTTTGCGCTTGTGCGGCGCGACCTGGAGGACAAGGCGCGGCTTGTTACGGCAAACGACCGAGAAAAGGACGCGCCCAAATTGGCGCTGCAAGCGAAGGTCGCAAACATCATCGGGGAGGACGGGCAGACTGGCGGCGTGATTTTCAACCGGCTGCGGAAGTGGAAGCGGCAGGATGTTCAGAAGTGCCTTGACGATATGGTGGCCGCAAACGTAGCGATTAAAGAAGAAACCACGCACCCCAAAAACCGTCGCAAGGTGCTGATTTTCAAGCTGAATAGTTCAGGATAGCAAGCAGAATAGTAAGCTAACTACCTGAAAACGCCACACAATAGCACAATAGCAGGATAACCGGCCCGGCCCCACTTACAAGGCCGGGCCAAGTCATTTCCGACGGGTGGTTACTATTCTACTATTCTACTATTCTATATATATATCTATAGATAACTCTTTGTTTATAAATGGGTGTTAGCGCAAACACAGAATAGTAAACTTTTGCTATCCTGTGACTAAGCAACGGCGGCAAAAATCCCGCTTGCGGCCCGCCACCTACCATCGCCACAGTCACAAGGCGCGGCCTAGGCTGATCCCCGAAAATCCGGACCTCCCGCCGGACTGGACGCGTGCTACACACGGGAGCATCGCACAAGGAGAGCGACGAACATGACCACCGACGACCTGCAACGCGACCTGCAAGACGCTATCCGAAACGCCCAGACGCTAGACGAACAAGCCGCCGCAGCGTGGCAGCGCGTGAACCAACTCCGCAATAGGGAAACGCCGCATTGTGAGGTGCCCTACAGCGCCAAGTCGCCAGCCCCGGCACCTACCCATGCCGGACGGGCAGATGGCTCCACAACGGGCCTCTCAGCGACTGGGAGGCGGAGGGCATGAACAGAAAGGTTCGCCGCAAGGGTCGCACGCAGGAGCAGATCGCCGAAGCCAAGCGACGCCGCCGCGAGGAAAAGGCGCGGCTGGCCGCAGAACTGCGTCAGTCGCTGGTGGAGCGCCTCACGGATGACAAGCCTGGGCGCGCGCGGCCAACGCCGGAGCGGATTGCGCACGGGGCGTTTGCACTGCACGATACGGACGACGCGGGCGCGCGCGTGGCGGTGGACCGCGCAACAACGATGCTGGATCGGCTGGCGCTGGCGGGACAAATCACGCGCGAGCAGTGCGACGGCGGGCACGACTTCGCCGCGCTGATGGAGCGAACCCGCATGGTCGGCGCGGGCCGGTCCTGCTTGGACTTTTCTCCGGTCGGGCACGACGGCGACACAGAAGACCCACAAGACGCAATAGACAACCGCGATCGGGCGGAACTCTACATCGCGTGCGGGCAAGCCACGTGGCGGCTGTTGCGCGCCGTCTGCGTCGAGCAGCACAGGCCGACGGACATTCACGACCTGCGGTTCGGGCTAAACCTGTGCGTCGCGTTCTGGACGGGTGGCAAAAGGGCTTTGCAAGCGGCGAAAAATACGGTATTGAGCAGGTGACGTATTGCGCCCACAGGAAACCGGCGGGCGCTTTTGCATTTGGGCAGGTGCAGATGACATGGCGCCACGACCGCAAGAGCAGACACGAGCGCGGATACGGATCGGCATGGGTACGAATTCGATCGCTCATCCTGCATCGCGATGGGTACCTGTGCCAGCCATGCCAGCGGGCGGGACGCGAGACACCAGCCACGCAGGTCGACCACATCAAGCCCAAGGCGCAGAGCGGGACAGACCACACAGACAACCTGCAATCCATCTGCCGCGCTTGCCACGACGCCAAGACCCTAGAGGAAGCCACAGGACGCGCGCACAGCCGCAAGGTAGTGATCGGGGTGGACGGGTGGCCCGAGTAGCAAAATGGCCATGTGTGGCCCCGCAGAATGGCTCTGGGGGCACGTTAGGCAGATGGGGGGGGGCCAAAAGTCTGGGCCGATTGCGGCAGGGAC